TCGATTTGTTTTATTTTTTCAGGAATCTTCATTTCAAAAGAATAAGAAACCGTCACAGCTTTAGACTGCGAGAAACTTGGCAAAGCGCTCATCATTAAAAATATTGCAAAAAATAATCTGGCCATAACACAACTTTTTACTAATCAAAGCGAGAGTATTGCCTCCCGCTTTGATTATATTATAGGACAAGTTATCCAAAAGCCTATAGTCAAAAAACAGACTTAGTTCTTTTCGATAATAATAATAACTACTGTACCATCATCATAGATGATGATCCAAACCTCAACCTCTTGTTGCAACTGAGTTTGAGCCTCTGTTACAACGTTTTCAACTGCTACTTCCTGGGGAAGTGATACCATCTCAGTTGCACCTGCTGTCGGGGCAAAGCACATAGCAGCTAATGCTACGGCTAACGATGCGAAAAACTTTTTCATAGTCTTCTCTGTTTTTTTGTTTGTGAAAAATAAATTGTAGAAAGCACTCCTTTGCTTTCTCTCGCTGGGCAAGGTAGAAAAAAAAATATCGACTGCAAAACTTTTTGTGTGTTTTTCCGCGCAAACGAATGAAAAATACCCAATAATAGGGGTGCGAAAATACGCCTCATTAAACACTACCATATAAACCTAACCTTGTTTTATCAACCTCTCCATATCGTTTGCAATCTTTTGGTCTGTGATTTGAGCGTAAATTTGTGTGCTGGCAATGGATGAATGCCCCATCATCTTGGCAATGCTCTCCATCGGAATACCTGCCTCCAAAGTCAGCGTACCGAAGCTATGGCGGCCGACATGCCAAGTTAGCGGAGTTCGAATGCCACACGCCAAACCTACGGATTTAAGGTAAGTGAATAGTTTGCCTTTGCTTATCGTGTCGGGGAATATCTTCGTGTCGGGGAGTGTCTTGCAATTGCTCTCGTTGTCGTTCTTATAATCCCTCTTGCTTTTTTCTTTTGTGTAAAGGGAGAGTATCTGCTCCGCTATCGGATGCAGGGGTATCAAACTCTCCACTTCTGTTTTCTGTCTTGCCTTGCGGATATATCGCCTCCCTTCGCTATTCGTTTCGATTTGCGAAGCTCGGAGGCTCTGCAAGTCGGCAAATGCCAAACCCGTAAAGACAGAGAAAAGAAACATCCTTCGGCTTAGTTCCGCCCCTTCCTCCTGCAACGGGAATGCCAAGAGCTTTGCCACATCGCCTTTGCTCAGGAAACGAGGCTTGCACTCCACGGCTTCATACTTCACCTCCTCAAACGGATTGAGGCGGATTGTCCCCTGGCTGACGGCTCGATACATCAGCCGACTCAACCAACACAAATGCCCGTTTATCGTTGCAGGGGCATAGCCCTCCTTCTTCAAATGGAAGCGGTAATCATCAAAGAAATCTATCGTAAGAGCCGTTAGGGGAATATCCTCCTCGCCACGACTTCGCACAAAGGCGTTAAGCTGTCTGTCGGAACACCGATTGTTGCTATACATTCCCTCGCTCTTGCTTTCTCGTTGGGCTTTAAGTTCTTCCGTACTAAGGGCAAGAAGTGCCGTTGGAGTTCTCCCGATGCCTTGCAGGTAGTTCTTCAGAAGCTGGGCACTGACCGCTCCATATTTGTAGAGTAAAGCATTGTATCCCTGTTCGATTTCTTCCCGAAAGTTTTGCAGGTGTTGATTGGTATTCTTGTCCGTTGTTTCCCCTCGCTTCACACTCCAATCATGGGGAACGACACTTTCTCCTGTGATTATCACTACGCTTGCTCCGTCAATGGTGATACGGCAAAGGATTGCCGTTGTGCCGTCCGCTTTGGTCTTGTTCTTATTGATATAGAATAGAATTTTGAATGTACTGCGCATAATCTTTTTCGTGTGCTGTATGAATGATAAAAACTTTGTCTTCTAAAGCTCCTAAGCTTTCGGGCAAAAGCTTTATTGCTTTCTTCCAAAAGCTTAGGTGCTTTTGAGGGCATATTCTTGAATGTCACAAAGAGAGTTGCAAATCTTCGGTGAAAGAGAGAAATCGCTCGAACTCGTCGAAGAGCTTCTTCGGGGTAACGTGGGCGTATCGCTCAGTCGTTTGGATGTTGCTATGTCCCAGCATTCGACTCACCGTTTCAATAGGAACGCCTCGCTCCAAAGTAATCAAGGTGGCAAAGGTATGCCTCCCAACGTGAGCCGAAAGAGGTATAGAGATACCAGCCCGAAGTTGGAGGGCTTTGAGTTGGGTGAGGTAAGCCGAGTAGACAATAGGCGCAAAGAGCATGCTGCGTTCCTCTGATTTATACCGCTCTATCAAACGCACCGCTTCGGATAGAAGCTTCACACGGCAAAGGGTGTCAGTCTTTTGTCGGCGGAACTTCAACCACAACGCCCCCTCATCATCCGTAAATAGATGCTCACGACCAAGGGCAACCATATCACAATAGGCTACCCCCGTAAAGCAAGAAAAGAGGAAGAGATTACGAGCTGTTTCCAACTCCACTTCATACGGCTCAAAAGTCAAGGCTTGCAACTTATCCAATGAAGCTCTGTCCAATGCACGAGGTTGTTTGTTCTCTCCTCGTTCAATCTGTATGTGAGCGAACATTTGTCGCTCTGTCAAGCCCTCACGATACGCCAAACGGCAGACTTTCTTCACCACTAAAGCCATCTTACGATAATAACCTTGCGAATATCCCAACTTCCCGACAGAATAGTGTTGCAAGCATTCCAAAAAGTCTTCCTCTATCTGTCCGAAAGAAATATCTGTCGTGTGATACTTCTCTCGGATAAAGGCTTGCAAGTGCTTGCGAACAGTGTGGTAACTACTCATAGTCGTAGCCTTTATTTCGATGCCCACCTTTTGCTCCATCTCTTCGACCATTCGGTCGTATCGCTCCAAGAAGGTGGTCTGGCTCTGCATACTTCCTTGAAACTGCTCCTTAATGCCTGTTGCCGTAAACACCGCACCTCGTTCGCAAAGAAGTCGATAAGCCGACTGTACCGAGAGAAGCAAGCGTTCCAACTTGCCATTCGTTGCCACTGCTTCACGGCTTTTGCCGTTCAGTCTGCTCTCACGAGCGTTCCATAACTTGGGGTCGCACGATAGCTTACAACTAAATTGGGCTATAGTTCGCTCGTAGGTTATCCGCCCCATGATCGGAGCTTTCCCCGACTTGTCCAATCCGCTCTTTTTCAGGTAGAGCAAAACCTTCATTTTGTCTTTTTCCATACGCTTCTTTTTTATGGGCAAAGTTACCCGATTTTGAAGCGTTTTCAGCTACGCAAAACATTGTGGTACAGAGCATAAGAACCGTAATCGCAGAAAAATGAGTTACCGAATACTCTTCTGTCGATTACCTTCTCCTACCTCTTCGTTACCATTCGAGGAATGGACTAACGGTTTGGTAACGGAACTTCTGCATAAATCCACATCTTCTGCTCTTTATCTCAATACGCAAACCATAGAAATATAGCGCAAATCCCTCTCATTTCCATCTACTTACCTCTCATCCTCTCTATAATGCCCTTTCCTCGAATAGTTCCACACGTAGAAACCTAATTTTCCACTAGTGGAAAGTTTATTTTCCACTAGTGGAAACTTCTTTTTCCAATGGTGGAAATTTACTCCCCTTTAATGAGTGCCCCTTTGAGACATCAAACGACATGACCGGCAACAGCACTTGTGCTCCTCCAATCATCGCCTTGCTCCCCGTGTATGCACCTGTGCCACGCTGTGCCGTCTGATTCACATTGCGTCCATACGAGCCGATACCGCCTCCGGCTCCAATAATCCATCCGGCCACCATCGGCACACAGTAAACCAATAATACCTATGAGGAGACCTTTGCACGGCGATTGGCCTGCATTTTATTTGTTAATCCATTGTATAATAGGGAGTTATTTTGTATATTTGAGTATTAAAAACAGCATGATATTCCTCCCATGGCATACCAATCCAAGAATACCGATGAGCATGTAACATTTGCAGACGCACTCCTTTCAAAGCGTTATCGCAAAGCACAAAACGACTTCCTCAATCAGGTTGACACGCTTATCGA